CTATAGGATTCCCCCCAACTTCTGGTGTTTTATTTTCTATAGCCTCAATTTTTTTGTGGTTGTAGTTTTTGTAAAAACAGAAAAATAGAAAATAAAAATTATTTATGTTCTTTTGTTGGTGGCGTGGACTGGACGCTGATCGACAGGTAGATAGTGGACGGACTTACTTGGTTTTATATTGTGGGTTGGATTGGTGGTGGTAAAAAAAAGACACCCCCGGCAATAAACAGGAACTATACCCTTAGATCCACAACCAAGTAGAACAATGGCCTACACCAGAAATGCCGGGGGCAATATTTGTTTACCCTTTACTTTATCAAATATCAAAGGGTAGAAAATTAAACACCACAACCAAGTGTCGTAGGCTGAGCGGGATTTTATAATACAGGATAAACTATCATGGCCCTTAAAGACGCAATCGATGCCGCAAATATTACAATTAAGAAAATAGACTACAGTAAATCTAGACCAATAAGATCTAGTTTAGGAACTTTGGATGTGGGGCCGTTTTTTAAAAAACTCGCAGATGCCCTAGGCTCAGAGCTATTGAGCCACCCTGAGGTGTTTAAGGCACAGAGGGATGAAAACATTGCCAGGGGGCTGTTGGATACCTATGCGAGCGAGCATATGGCGGGTCAGGGCCGGGATGGTGAGATAGTAATTCCACCAGATTTAGTGCAGTACACCCTGAACCGAGATATTACAGCGGAAGATTCCAAGGGGGAGTATTTCCTGACAACTAAAGAAGAGTATAGGGCTGTGCAAACTGGCAGATCATATATTACTGGATGCCGTTTAAAGAATGAGCAGATAGATGAGGTAGTCCGTAAAGTCAAACCGGAATACCGGCCCCACTCTCCTAAAGGAATCTGCCTAGAGAAACTTCCAGATACAAAGGAGGAAGTTCTTATTTTTAATGACTATGTTCCTCCCAGATGGAAAGTGTGGAGAAAAAAGAATCCCCGCAAGTGGAATAGGCTTCCTAGAAAACCGCCACTGCTTGTAGTTAAGTTGATAAAACACCTAATTCCACTCCCCGAAGAACGACAATATTTTTACGCCTGGTTGTATACATCTCTGACATCTAGATCATTTGTGTATTTGATTTTATGTGGAGATCCCGGAGTAGGTAAGAATAGATTGAAGTTAGTTCTTACTGGGTTACATGGGGATAAGAATACCGCTGACGGTAGAAAAGCTACTCTTAGGGAGAGATTTAACTCTCAGTTAAAGGACACCACACTAGTCTGGTTTGATGAGCTAAAGTACGACTCTGAGTTAGAGAACGTAATGAAAGAAATTCAGAATACTTCCCTCTCTATTGAAAAGAAGGGGGTTGACGCCACCAGAAGTTCAAAAATCCATATGAGTATGGTTATCTCCAACAATAAACCAAGGGATAATTTTATTGCCTTTGATGCCCGTAAATTTGCCCCACTAGTTCTTGGGTCCGGAGACCTAAAGAAGGTGATGACTAATGATGAGATCGACATACTTTCTAGGAAAGTAGACCCAAGAAGTGAGGGGTTTGATGATGAGTATGTTGCACAGATAGCTAAGTGGATTTTAGATAGAGGAAAGAAGTACACTCATAAATTTCATAACATGGAATATAAGGGACCAATGTTCTGGACCCTTGCCCATACCTCAATGACCAAGTGGCAGAAGAGAGTGGTAGACGAGCTTATAACCAACAAGGATAGAATTAAAAACTGCTTGGTAGAATCCGAAGGAGCCTACCGTTGGGCATATATTGAGTCTAAAATAGTTAGGCGTACAGGAGATAAAACTTTTGTATTCCCTGATTACAGCTCAGTAAAAGCATTCCTGGATATCTTCAAAGATGGAGAAGGCAGGAAGGCATTTGATACAAAACTAGTAGAGGGTAAAAACATATTGGGGGATTTTTACATCTATCCGCTAGTGGATGATCCAAGCTATATAACAGAAATTTCATTGGCTCAAAAAGCAGAACTACTAAAGGAGAAGGATAATGGCAAAACGGAAGAGACTTTCGATCTTTGATGAAAAGGAACCACCCTCTTATCTGCCCCCACTAACAGATAAAAATAAGAGGAGGCCCAAAGAGGTAACTCTCTCTAATGGTGAGAAGGTTATTGAGCCATATCACAACGCTGATATTGCCTACCGCAAATATGCAGACACTAGAGAAGATCCAGAAAAGATCAATAAAGCCCCTAAAGATAAAGCCTCAAAACATAAGTATCCGCCGCCAAAAAATAACCCACTATTTAGAAATAAATGGATGAGGTTTATTGATGGACTAGTGGCCAGGGATAATTTCAAGACGGGGCATTTAGATGCTTTAGAAATTCTCTGCGACTTATATGTAGAGTATGATGAGCTTCAGGAGACAATTCGCTGCGAGGGTAGAACCTACGAGTGTATCTCAAGACACGGTAAAAGTATTAAGCTCAGACCAGAAGTATCCCAACTAGAAAGATGTAAAGCCAATATCAGCTCCTTTACACTAAGGCTTGGTCTATTCCCTAAGAAAGACCACAGCACTCAAGACGCAGAATCTGAAAAGGACTCCTGGGCATAATAAACTATGGCTTCATTGAAGAAGGCTAAAAAACCAAAGAGTGTTGATAGAGATCCGGCAATCCATCCCTATTGCTCAGTGGGTCATAATTATGCATTGGATGTGGTTTCTGGAAAACAAGTTGCCTGTATCTATGTGATCGGCGCTTGTAAAAGATATCTCAAAGATATTAAGAACACTGCTGCTGACTTCTACATGGATTGGGACGAGGCCGAAAAATACCTTAGATCAGTTCAGAAATTTCCACACGTAAACGGCCACTGGCCTACTCCAAATATCGTCTATGACCCATGGCAGTGCTGGGTGTGGATGAACATAATGGGGTTTAAAAGTAAACAAACAGGATTTAGGCGTTTTCGTATTGGGCACTTAGAAATTTCTAGGGGCTGTGGGAAAAGTGCAATGGCTAGTCAAGCAGCACTTTATTTTCTTGCCCTAGATAATCCAAACGGAAACCAAATATCTACAGTAGCCACTAAAAAAGATCAGGCGAGAATTGTTCTAGATGCGGCCAGAGCTATGGCCAGGAAGAGCACGAGCTATTTAAAATTTACTGGTGTTAATGTACTGGCTCACACGATTGTGCATGAAAAATCAAACTCTATTATTAGGGCACTATCCTCAGAGCACTCCGGGCTAGATGGATTGAACGATGTACTAGCCATATGCGATGAGCTACACGCGATGAAGCGCGATACATTCGATGTTATTTATTCTGGTATGTCTAAGCGTAAGGATTCCCTCACCCTGTGTATTACAACAGCGGGCCAGGATATTCACTCTGTTGGGTTCTCACAATCAGCCTATGCAAAAAAGGTGGCACTCGGAGAAGTTATTGATGATCAATTCTTTTCTGCTGTCTATACACTAGATAAAAATGATGATTGGGCCGATGAGAGTGTCTGGGTGAAAGCAAACCCAGGGCTTGATAGAAGCGTAGATAGAGTAACTCTTAGAGCTAAGATTGATAAGGCACTCGTATCCCCTAGTGATATAGCAAACATTAGAATCAAGCACATGAATGAGTGGATTGCGGAAGCCGATGCCTTCTTTGATCAAAAGGCGTGGGATGCTTGTTATGACCCTAAATTAAAGATTGGGGACTTCAAAGGAAAGCAGTGCCGACTGGGACTAGACTTGGCTTCCCACATCGATATAACTTCTATCGGGATTGTCTTCAGGGAAAAGGGAATTTATTACCTATTTGATAGAAGCTATCTGCCAGAGGATACAGTTAAGTCAGCAAGGAATACTCTCTATGATGATTGCATAGGCAAGGGATTTCTGATCAAGACTCCAGGTGCCGCCATCAACTACGAACACATCCAAAAAGATGCTGAAGAACTGGCGAAAGAGTACCGCGTGATTGAGTGTTTATATGATCCATGGAATGCCACAGAAACAGCTCAGAGGCTTTCCAATAAAATGGAAATGGTAAAGTTTGCCATGAATGTGGGGAACTTTTCTGAGCCAATGAAGAAACTAGATGCGGCGATAAGAGAGGGTAAAGTTAGACATAACGGATCTCCACTTCTTCGCTGGTGCTTAGGAAATGTGGTAGCTAAAGAGGACCATAATGGAAATGTGTTTCCGCGCAAATCTCATGAGAAACTCAAGATAGACCCTATCGTAGCTTTTCTTATGGCGATTGGCGGGTGGATTCAGGATTCAGATGAAGACTCCGTTTATGAATCCTCAGGCATACGCATGATCTAAAATTC